TCACACGGCGGGGGTCGCTGGTTCGAAACCAGCATCGCCCACCAATTTAGGCCCCGATTTCCTCAAGGATTTCGGGGCCTTCGTCTTTTCGTCCTCCAACGGTAGCAGAGCGGTAGCAGCGTTCGCGACCTGCCGGAGCTCGATAACCTCCCCCCGTCGCAGCTCGATCTGCATGCCGGAGACGGCGTTGCAGAGCGTCGCCCACTGTCGCTTCGTGTAGCCCTCGAGGACGTCCCGCTTGTCGCGGGTGTGGGTGATCTGCCGGACCACCTCTCGCGGCGCGCCGTCGTCCTGGGCGATCGAGATCATCGTCGACCGGAGGTCGTGGAGGCGGCGCGGCCGCAGGCCCAAGGTGACCAGGTCGCGCTGCAGGTCCCGGTAGGCGAGGGAGGTCCGGCGGGTCTCCCTCTTCGTCCCGGGGATGATGAGGTCCTCGGCGTCCGGCTGCCGGGGCAGCCGCCACGCGGCGAGCATCGACGCCAGGACCGGGTGCACGGGGACCAGGCGCGTGCCCCGGGTCTTCGTCCGGCCGATCGAGCCCCGCCGATCCGAGAAGGAAACGAGAACGCTGAGGCGCCCGAGAGGCTCGAGGCTGGTGTCGTAGTGCCGCCAGCGAAGGGCGGCGACCTCGCACCACCGCATCCCCCCGAGCCCCATCATCGCGTAGCCGAGGCGGCGGGACTCGGGGATGTCCGGGTGGGAGATCAGGATCTCCAGTTCCTCGCGCGTGAACCGCGCCCCGTCCCTCCACTCCGGATCCTTGTCGTCGAGCTCGGGCAGCTCGCCCTCCTCGAGGGTGCAAGGGGACGCGGCGATCAGCTTCGCCTTCACGGCCGCCTTCATCATCTGGCGCAGGGTCGCGTAGATGTGGAGCACGGTCCGCGGCGACAGCGTTCCGCCCATCCGGCTCTTGCGCTTCTCCAGGGCGCGGACGAACGCCTCCACCTGGCGATCGTCGAGCTCGCGCAGGGCCACCCGCCCGAGGGCCGGCTTGATGTAGAGCCGCAGGCGCTGCCGGTCGTCCTTCGCGCTGGCGATCCCCCTCTCCTCCCGGGCCTTGATCCACTCGTCGGCCCAGCTCGCCACCGTCACCGGGCCGCCGCCCGAGACCGCGCGCTCCCGCTCGGCCCGCGCCTGCAGGGCGGCCAGGCGCTTTTCGGCCTCGGCCTCCTGGCCCACTGAGAGGCCCGCCGCCGTGAGTCGGCGCGCGCCGCTCGCGTCGTACCAAGCGAGGTACAGGCGCTTCCCCTTCGCGTAGACGTAGCCCCGGCGCATGGTCACCCACCTTTCGCGCGTCGCTGATCCAGGGCGATCACTCCATCGGCCCAGGCCTCGGCGTCAAGATTGGGGGTCGGCGAGACCAGGGCGGCCTCCAGGTCCTCACGCCGGATCCGGTATTGCTGCCGACCCGAACGCGGAAGCGCCCGCAGCCGCCCCGAAGCGATCCAGTCGCGGATGGTCTCGGGGGATCGGTTCGCGATCTCGCCGGCCTCGGCCACGGTGAGGATGTCCTTCTCGGCCGGCCCGCCCTGCCCCGCCCCCGCCAGCGCCCGCTCGACGGCGCGGTTCACGATCTCCTCGAGCTGCTCGGGCGAGACCTGGATCAGCGTCATCGGGGTCATCCGATCCTCCGAATGGTGATGGCCCACACCCAGGGGTTCGCGTCCCACGAGCCGGCGCCGTTGACGGATTCCCAGAGCGCCTCGAACGCTCGCCGAGGGCCGCGCCAACTCTTGCCTGCCGCCCCCCACCAAGCGCCCGCTTCGCCCCCCTGGAGCGGCAACTCGGAGAGTCCCTCGGCGCGGATGTCCTCGACGGTGATTTCCCGCAGCCGCTGCACGCGGACGTCGGAGATCTCTAGCGTGAGGCGCGACGCCCACCGCGGCATGTGGATGCCCGGGACGTTGCCGCGCTTCGCCGCCTTCGGCATGAGCCACTCCTCGGCGATCCCGCTCTCCTCGAAGTAGCGCTCCTCGCCGTCCGCTTCGTACCGCACCACCACGTCTGCGCAGTCGCACGCGTCGAATGCGCAGCCGTGAGCGATGCTCGGTCGCCACGTCTCCCGCACCCACAGCCGATCGCCGGCCGAGCCGAAGGGACACGGGATGCGGTAGCGGGGATCGTCGTGCGCGATGGTGTAGTAGTCCCCGTACTCGTCGGCGTAGTCCCATGCCTCGGGGTCGTCTTTCATGCCCTGCCCACCGACGAACTCGATCCCGGCGCGACGACCTCGCCAGCCGATCGGGACCACCCGCCGCGTCTGCTCTTGCGGCCGGCGAGGATGGCGCGGACCATGGGGGCGCTGAACATGATCGGACGCTCTTTCACCGCGGTCATAGCAGCCCGCTCCCTCGGGTGAAGTCCGGCAGCCGCAGAGAGGGCGAGTGCCAGAGGTGCAGGCAGTAGGGGTGGATGTTGACGTGGTCCTTCGCGGCGACGAAGAGCTGCACCGCGAGCTTGTCGGAGCCGATGAAGAGCCGCTTCACGAGGGCCATGTCCTCGTAGGTCGGCATCCGGTTCGGGCGGGCAAGCGAGACGTGGAGCCAGGTCTCGCCGTCGTGGGCCTCCAGCGATGTGATCACCGAGAGGACATGGCGAAGGCCCTGCCCCTCGCCGAAGATCCACTTGGCGCCATCGATGCGCCGCTCGGCGCAGCGCCAGCCCGGCGGGAGAATGATGGGAACGGGTGCCCCTGCGAGCGCGCTCACGCCTCGCTCGCTTTCTCGGGGGCGGGGGTAGGCTCGGCGTCGTCGTGCCCCTCCCACCAGTGGACGCAGTGCGTGCGGTCCTCGCGATCGCCGCACTCGGTCTCCTCGTCGCTGGCCCATCCGCAGGAGCAGCACACGCCGTCGACCGGCTCCGCGTGGTGGTCGAACGGCTGGTGGTCGCACTTGCGCAGCATCGTGTCGAACTCGCCTCCCGGCGTGTCCTGCCACCACCAGCCGGAGCCTCCGCAGCGCTGGCAAGGGTGGTCCGGTTCGGCCTGCCGACCGAGCGAGATCCCGATGCCGATCAGAGCCATCTGATCTTCGCTGAATTCCCCGTCGCACCCCTCGGCGATCTCACCGGTGAAGCTACGCACCAGGTCCCGCAGGCGGGCGATCTCCGCGTCGCGCGGATCCTCCGTCACCTCCCCCTCCGCGGGAGAGAGGGCGGCGGTGTCTTGCTCCCACTCGACGGAGTTCAGCAGGTCGCGGGCGCGGGCCAGTTCAGGGGCCACGTGTGGCAGGCGGCCAGTTCGTCCGACCACGAAGTCGTGCGCATTGACGAGGCGCACCAGCGCGCTGGCGAACTGATCGCGCTCGCCGCGTACCTTTTCCCTCTCCCGCTCCGCCTCGCGGGCGCGGGCGCGGGTGAGGGCGGCGTCCGGCTCGGCGCGGGTGCGCTCGAGCAGGCCCCGGAGGAGGCGCGCCTTTGTCGCGTCGTCGGCGGCCTGGGCGAGCTCGTCGTCGGAGGGCGGCGGCGCGGCGGCGATCTGGCGAGCGGCGACGAGGGCTTCCTCGAGGGCGACAGCCGCGGCCTGCCGTGCAGTCTGGGCCTCGCGCACGGTGGCGAGGTGCGCCTGCAACTCGGCCGGCGCCATCGCCCGGCGGTTGTCCTGAGAGTAGAGGCTCCGGACCCGCTCCTCGGTAGTGTCGCGGGCCTCAACTCGGGCGCCGATCTCCCGGACGAGGGCGGCGGGATCGAGGTCACGCATCGGCGGCCACCGTCCCCTTCTTCTTCGAGGCCTTGGCCTTGGCCTTCGTCGGCGTGGGCGTCAGGCGCTGCCGCTCCTGGTCCTCGATCGCCTCGACGTCGATCCCGTAGGCGTGGACCGCGGAGACGATCGAGGGCCAGGTGCCCCCGCTATCCGGCAGCGATTCCCCGAGGGAGTGAAGGAAGATGCCGGCGATCACCTCTCGGTGGTCCCCTGGGTTCATCCGCCCGAGCTCCTCGTGCAGGCGCTTGGCCGCGAATTCGGGCTGCTCGTCCCAGCGTTCGAGCGGCTCGAGCTCGGCGTCCGTGACGACGCCCATCGCCAGCGCCACCCGCTCGAGGGCGTCGCCTTCTCGTGAGGCGGCGCAGTCGACGGCGAGTGCCGCGACCAACCGCCACACCCTTGCGTCGTCCTTGTCTGCGACCAGGTGGTCGAGGATCACCCGCGAAACAGCCTGGTCCGTCGCGTCGCGGATCTCGCGCTCGAACCGCTGCTTCTCCAGTTCGCGCTCCCGCAGTCGGTCTGCCTTCGTCTTCGCCGGCGAGGCCTTCTCCTTCGGGCGCTCGGCGAGCTCGTGAACGCGGCCGTTCGCGTCGCGGGCCAGAACCACGGTGACGTCTGGTCCGAGGCGCTCGCGCGCCGTGACCGAGCGCCCGTCCTCCGGACTCCAAACCGCGACGTCGAGCGGCACCAGGCCGGCGTCGCGAAACTCGCCGAACGACGGATGGCTGCCGTACCGGAAGAGGTTCTTCCCCTCCTCATCCGACAGGACCCGGAGCCCCTTTGCCCGGTGCTCCGCGGCCCGCTTCTGCCAGCCCGCCTCCTTCTTCGCGTTGAAGCAGGCGGCGTCGGTGCAGAGGTCCGGGGAAGAGAGCGACCCGAGCAGCTCGAGCTGCGTCCCGGAGCGCTTCGGGCAGACGGTGCAAGCGCCGGCGTCGCGGACCAGGTCCGCGTCCCCCGGATCGAAGCCGGCGGAGTCGTCGAGGCGGAGCATGTAGTTCCGCTCGAGCAGCGCCCGGGCAGACGCGATGCTGGCTGGTTCGAAGTCGTCGTCGACCAGGTCGTCGAGGGCCTCGCGCTGCTGATCCTCGGGGAGGCGGGCGAGCATCAGCGCAACGGCGACGTGCATCTTCCCGTTCCGTACGGCGACCTTCGCGTCCTCCACCAGCCCGGCCACCTTCAGCCGCTGCAGGACGAAGGCCTTCGAGCGCCCGAGGCGGGCGGCGATCTCGTGGGTGGGGACGCCGAACCGGCGGTGGAGCTCGGCGATCGCGTCGCCCTCGTCCACCGCGCACACGTCGTGGCGCTGGGAGTTCTCGACAAGCTGCGCCTCGAGGACCTGCTGATCGTCCAGCTCCCGCACCATGGCGGGGATCGTCTCGAGGCCCGCCTGGCGCGAGGCCATGCAGCGGCGGTGCCCGTAGACCAGCTCGTACCCGCCCGCCGTCCGCGGCCGGACGAGGACCGGCTGCAGGACCCCCGCCTCCCGGATCGACTCCGCGAGCTCGGTGAGGTCGCCGAAGTCCCGGCGCGGGTTGGTGGGCGATTCGTGGATCTCTGCGATCGACAGCTCTGCAATCGTCTCGGCCATGTTGACCTCCTGCATTCGGAAAGGGTGGCCGCCCGTCTCTCCCAAGAGCCCCGCTGCTCGAGGACCATCCCCGAGGCGCAGATGGGCGGCCGAAAGTCAGTTGCGAAGGCGTGCGGCCGCGGCCTTCTTCGCGAGCACGCCGCGGTAGATCTCGAGCGGGTTCGAACCCGTGTTCGTCATGAGGTGGGTGGCGCCGCCGGTGATGAGGCCGAGCAGCACGCCGACCGCGAGCGCCTGGTCCTCGGAGGCGTCGCGCCGAAGGGCGTCCTCGAGGAGGGTGACGAACGCGCCATGCGCGGCCGGCAGATTCGTCTCGTCCTCCGTGGCCGCGGCGATCCGAAGAAGGCCCAGGAGGACGAGCGCCGGAAGCGCTTCGTCGGGGATCGCCATGACGGCGGTCTTGACTGTGGGGTTCATCGGCGGGCCCCGAGGCCGGGCAGCATGGGCGCCGGGTCGAAGAGGGCGTCGAACTCGCGCTCGAGGCGCTTGCTCTCCTCGAGGACGGTCTTCATCCGGGTGTCGAAGTAGCGGCGCTGGCAGACCCGCATCCGCCCGGCGAGGTCGAGGGCCCGCTTCTGCTCTGCGATCAGTGCATGCAGGTGGCGGCGCTCGTTCGTGAACGCCTGGGCGACGATCCGCATGCGGTCGGGCGTGGCCCCGGAAGCGAGGACGGCCTGGTTCGTCTCCCGCTGGAGGGCGTCGAGCTCGGGCGAGTTCATGACCTCACCCCTTCCCGCCGCGCGGCTAGCCAGGCGCAGCGCTGGCACCGGGGCCCGGCCTTCGTCCACCGGACCACGCCGACGACCGCCCGGGCCTTGCCGTTCGACGGCGGGAGCTGGGTCCAGATCCCCGGAGCGTCGAGGCGCCGGTAGGCCCGGGCGCCCCAGGGCAGCGCGCAGACGCCGCCGAGGTGCTCTTCGCCGCACTCGCCGCGGCACGTGCACCCGTCCGCCGGCAGGCCGCCGACGCGGGCCACGGCGTCGACGCCAGCGCGCATGGCTTCGCCGGCGAGGTGTTCAGCTCCGTCCGCCGCGCCGCGGTCCCCGGCAGCCTGCTCGCGCAGGGCCTTCATGGCCTCGGGGGAGGCCTGGTCGGCCTGGGTCGTCGACGCGTGCGCCCGCGCCCGCAGCTCGAGCGCCCGGGCGAGCCGGGGTGAGGCGAGGATGGCGGCGACCAGGCGAACCTCGAGCTCGGGCTCGAGGACGGCCACCGTCACGCCGTCCACCGTGCGGACCACGCCGGCGTCGTCGAGGGTGAGGGGCTCGGCGGTCATCGGCGGTCCTTCCACGGCCGGAGGATCCGTAGGTGGTGGGCGGGGTCGCCGGTGAGCGGAGTGTGGACGTAGAGCCCGCTCGAGCAGCGCTCGCACCCGAGGCGATGCTGGACCCGGTAGATGGCGTGGCGCAGACACCGGATCTCGTCCTGGACAAATCGTCGAAGCGCCGCGATCACGAGGCACCGCCCTTCGCCTTCGCCCTTGCCAGCGCGTCTTCGACCTGCCGCAGCGGCGCGCCATCGGCGCCGACCGAGACGAACCAATCCCGCGCTGCCTCCAGCGCCACCGTCAACGAGGCGTTGGTCGCGGCCGCCAGCTCGCCGGCGTCGTCGAGTTCGTCGATGTCCTTCGCGGTCACGCGCCGGACGGAGATCTCGGTCTCTGGATCGTCCCCGGCGAGAATGGTCCGCGTCTGGCGCTGGGCATCGGCGCGGTCGACGGCTTCCAGGGGCAGCCGGCCTTCGTCGGGGTACTCGGTGAGCCAGCCGAACCAGGGGTGCGGGATCGTTCCCTGGAACTCGAGCCACCGATCGATGGCGGCCCCGCCCTCGGCGAGTGCGAGGAGGAGCGAGGCGACGAGGCGCAGCCGCTCGGGATCGAGCGAGTACATGACCTCGTCGAGCCGGGCGTGGCCCTGCCCGTTCCACACGTCGAACGCCGCCAGGAGCATCACCCGCTCCCCGCTCGACATGGGACCGCCGTCGGCCTCCAGGAGCTCGACGGCCTTCGCGGTCGGACCGTCTTCGGTCCAGAGGTCCTCGCGGTGGAGGGATCGGAGGAGCGTGCGGGCGACGTCGCCGCGCTGCTGTTCGGTGCGCCAGCTCAAGCCGCACCCCCGATCCGCCCGACGTCGTCGCGCCCGTCGACTTCGGCGAGGAGTTCCTCGGCGAACTCGAGGTGGGTGGTGATCTCGATGCTGAGGGGGATGACGCGGCCGAGGCGGATGTTGCGCAGATCCTGCGCGAGCGTCGCTACGGCGTTGCGGAGCTGAACTACCTGCGGATCGGAGTGCTTCACGGCGGGTGACCTCCCGCACCCCAGGAGTGGGGCACGAGAGGAACTGTAACGGCGCCGTTACTCGTCGGTCAAGAGCTTTGCGTCACGTCGTCGTGACACCCGAGCGGAGCGACCGCAGGCCCGGAGGGCCAGGCGCGCCCGAAGCAGGTTCTTTCCGCGGCTCGACGAGGCCCCGATCCAGACGCTGTCCCCCCAGCAAATGAACGCATCGGGGGGCCAGTCGGCGCGCAGGTGGACGGTCACATGGCGCGGCAGGCGCCGCGACTCGAAGACGATCGGCTGCATTGCGACTCCTCGACATAAGGTGACAGTCGAGGGTACGTGGGAAGTGTCAGCCGGCTAACTTCCGCTCTGGCGCAGCTTCCGCCGACGCTCGATCTCCACCTGATCTAGGAGTACGTCCGCGTCGGGGGGGATCTTGTTCCAAAGCGCCGGCGGCAGCGACTTGAGGAGGGCGATCTCGTCCTTGGTGGGGGCGTGGATCCCCCGCCGCTTCGCCGCCTCCTCGATCCCTGCGAGCGCATCCTCGAACCGGGCCGGAACAACCGTCCGCTCAATCAGCGCCATCGGGTCTCGGCCGCATGCCCGAGCGAGCGCCTTCAGTGTGTCGACGCCCGGGGTGAGCCTTGCTCCTGTTTCGATCTCGTGGATCGTCTGCCGGGTGGTCCCTGCGCGGCGCGCGAGCTCGACTTTCGAGAGGCCTGCCGCCCGCCGGAACTCCGTCAGGAGGGCCGCGAGCGTGCGCTGGTCTTTCGCCATCCGGGAACCGTACCGACCTATCTGCAATCTCGGCATGACAGGAGACCTCCTCAGCGACGGGTCCGCTTCGGCTTGACGGACGTAATGCCGACGTGACACAACATACGCATGAGCGAAGCAATCGGGAATGCGGTCCGAACCAAGAGGAGTGCCCTCGGATGGTCGATCGTCGAGCTCTCTCGACGGGCCAGAGTCAGCCGACCGACGATCTACAGGATCGAGGGCGGCACCCCGCCGACCCTCCCCACCCTCGAGAAAATCGCCGCAGCGATGGGTGTAGCTCCCGGTGACCTGTACCCGTCCCTCTCATCGCGGGGGGCAAGACGAGCAAGCACCCGGCGTATTCACAAGGCGCCACATCGGCCGCCATCGGGCAGCGAGCCATGACAGGCCGCCCGATGATGCGATCAGCGAGCCTCCTGGATCTCGGCCATGGCCTCGTCGAGGACGTCGGGCTGCTTCTCGCGCTCGTCCTGCTCGCGGTGGCGGCGCTCGAGGCGATCGATCTCGGCGGCGTACCGCGCGAACCAGGCGGCCTGTATGCGCGACTGGACGAGCACTCCATCCACCACGAGCGCCGTCGCCCAGCAGGAGATGAACGTCCCGACCCCGATGGCCACCGGGAGAATGTTCTGCTCCACGATCGAGCCGATGCCCCCGCCTACCGCGGTAATGATCGCGAGGGCGCGCACGGCACCCGTGAACCAGTGCTGCGGGAGCGGCAAGTCTCGCTGGGCGTCCCATCGATTGTTCCAGTCCATGTTGATACCTCCTGGGCCGTTCTCGGCCACCAATTAGATCTGCGCGATCGATCCCCTCAGGCGCGCCTCTTGTCGGAGGGCTTCGAGTTCATCCGGATGGTCCGCGAGGTAGGCGTGCGTCTGGAGGCGGGCGAGGTACAGCAGAACGTCCGTCACCATGGCGCCTACCCAGATTGGGATTGCCGCCACCATGCCCACACCGGCCCCCGCCATTACCCAGCGGGGATCAATGCGACCCCAAGTGTCCGTCTGAGTCAAACCTGCAGATGCCGCACCAACCACCGTGAGGAGCGCCAGGGCGCGCATGCAGTACGTCGACCAGTGCTGCCACTTCGGGAGACGGGCGACCGCGTCCCAAATGTCTGCCAGCTTCATCGTGAGACCTCCTGCGCCGGAAGAGGCGCCATCCTCACGCCTATCACCCAGAGCGAGAGACGCAAGAACCCAGCCGCCGCTGACAGGCGTTGGGGGTTCGCATGAAGGCGGCATGGTGGGTGGTTCTGATTTTCGCGGTGACGGCGAGCGTGACCAGTGTGGGCGTCGTCGTCGGCTTCCTTTTCGCCCGCCAAGAGAGGCTCGGTGCGCTCCTGGTCATCGGGGTGGCGGTGTGGATCCTGGCCCGCATCGACGAGGCCTTCCGCTCGAGGGTCCAGCGATGAGAGGCCCGCCCTGCCAGACCTGCGGCGGGCCGTTCCTCGCCGGGAAGGGGCGGCGGTTCTGCTCGACGGACTGCGCGCTCGATGCGCTCGAGGCGCGGACGACCTGGCGCCGCCCACCGGAGGTGACGTCCTCCCCCGCTCCCACCCGCCCGACCACCGGCCGGCGAATCCGCGTCGAGGCGGCGCCTTCGAGGCAGCCATGAGCGGGACCACGGTGAAGGAGAAGGGGCTCTGCGACGTGTGCGGCGCGCCCATCCCTCGAGGGAGGCTTCGAACCTACTGCTCTTCTTCGTGCATGCAGGAGGGGCGCGAGCAGAAGCTGCTCCAGTACCGCATCCGGCGCGCGGCGAAGAACGGCAGGACCTACCAAGTCAGGGGCCTGCGACCGGATCCCGACGAGTGCCAGGGGAAGCAGCTCTGCGCGAGCTCGCTCTGCCATCGGTACGTCACGCCGGAAGAGCGGATCTGCCCGGACTGCATGCCGCGATTCGAAGGCGGCCGGCCGGCGCGAGCGACGGAGGAGGAGCTCGAGCTTGCCACACGAGGGGGACAGACGGCCCTCGCCGAGGCTACGCAGCTCGCCGACCCGGGCGTGACCGAGGCGTACGAAGCCCTCCGGAAGCGCGGCGGCGGCCAGGCCGTGCGCGCCTTGTGGGGACGCCAGGGCTACCAGCCAGGGAGGACGGCATGAGGTGCACGTGCAGGCGCGGCGCGCCCGAGTGCGGCGAGCTGGGGTTCGCCCTCCTCCCGGAGCTTCTCGAGGACACGGCGGCGATCCGCTGGTCTTGGCGGATGGCCGATCCCCGCGTCGCCCGCGGCTCGGTCCACGGGCGCCGAGGGCGCGAGCTCGAGCTCGCCGAGAAGGCCCGCGAGGTCCTCGAGCGCCACGGGTACGACGCGGCGATCAGCGGCCCGGACTGGGATCCAACCATCGAGGCGCGCCACCGGCCGTGCTCGAGCTGCAGAGGAATCGCCGCATGACGCTCGTCGACTTGCTTCGCGCCCTCGTCTTCCACCACGTCCGGACCGCCCTCGCTTCCCGGCTGCCCGCAGGGGCGCCGCTCCGCACCCGCCGGGACCTCATCCTTGCCGCGCTCGAGCGGGGCCGGCCGATGCACCTGCGCGAGCTCGCCATCGCGTCCGGCCAGGGCTACAAGCCGGCCGCGCGGGACGTTCGGCGCCTCGTCGCCGACGGCCTCGTCCGCCGCTTCGCTGAAGGCGTCTACGCGATCCGGAGGCGGCCGTGACGCTCGACGACCGGTGGATCACGGACGGGTGCGTCGAGGTGCATGCGCTCGTGGAGGCGGGGGACAGCGAGGGCGCGGCCGAGCTCGCCGCCGACCTCGAGGCTCACGCGTTCGGGCGGCCGCCGCGGAGCTGCGTGGCCTGCGGAATGCCGGCGATGCCCGGGGCGCGGTGGTGCTTCGGGCATCGCCCCTGCTTCATCCCGCGCCCACTCGCGCAGCCGCCGGCCCTCTTCTGGCGGCGCCTCGGGCAATTCGTGGCGTGGGACCGCCGCACGTGGGCGGCCGCATGAGGCTCGCGATCTGGCTCCCAGGTGAACCCAGGACGAAGGGCTCGGTCGACGTACGCCGCAACCGGTGGGGCGGGACCTACATCATCCCGAACAACGTCAACCTCGGCGTGTGGACGGACTCGGTGATCATCCTCGTCCGCTCCGCCCTCGCCCGAACCGGAAAGCGGCTGCGGAAGGCTGAGAAACCGGCGATCCCCTCGGGGCCAGTGCGCCTTGACGCCTTCTTCCACCTACCGCGGCCGAAGTCCCACTTCATCGGCAGGGACGGGCGGCGGCTGAAGCCGACGGCGCCGACCTGGCACTACGTGAAGCCCGACCAGGACAAGCTCGAGCGGGCGCTCTTCGACGCGCTCAAGAAGGCCGGCGTCTACACCGACGACGCCCAGGTGGCGGACGGCGTGCGGCGCAAGGTGTGGGCGAACCCGGCCCGCGGCCCCGGGGTGGAGTTGGTGGTGGAAGCGATCGTGGAGGAGGTCAGCGGTACATGAGGATCCGCAACATCAGGCCGGAGATCACGACTCACGAGGATCTCGCCGACCTGCCCCGAGAAGTCCGGCTCTGCTTCATCTACCTGTGGATGGCGCTCGATCGCGAGGGGCGTGCCGAGGACCGGCCGCGGCGACTCCGGGCCGATCTCTTCCCACACGACGAGGACGTCACGGCCGACGTGCTGGACGGGTGGTTGGGCACGCTCGCGGCGGCGGGATTCGTCGTTCGGTATGAGGTCGACGGCGCCAGGTACCTCGCGGTCCCGTCGTTCCCGCGCCACCAGGCACTGTCTACCTGGGAGCGCACCAAGACGAAGAGCGAGATCCCGCCGCCCCCCCCCGCACTTCGGAAGCTCTCCCGCATGCCTACCGGAGGGCAACAGGAGGACTACGGCAGTCCTTCGGTAGAGCTACAGAAGACCTCCGGAAGTCGTCCTGTAGCTCTACTGCCTGACGTAGGACGTATGACGAAGGACGAAGGACAAGATCCCCCCCCTCCCCCCACGGCTGGCGCCGCGGGGAAGCCTGCCCCTGAGCCGCTCGCCGTCGAGCCGGAAGTGCCCGACCCAGACCGCGTCACCCCCGAGGCCCTGGCGCAGCGCTGGAACCGCGACGTCGCCGACGGCAAGGCGAAGGGCGCGGTCCGGCTGCCGCTCGGCAAGCAACGCCGGAAGGCCGAGCTGCGCATCAAGGCTCGGCCGCGGTGGTCGGACTGGGATCCGGCCTTGGCCTACGCCCGCCGGCTGCGCGCCGAGGGTGGGTGCACCTGGCTCGACTTCGCGTGGCTCGTTGCGAACGACGAGAACGCCGACGCAATGCTCGGCGGCAAGTACGACTTCAAGCTCGAGCAGGCTGCCCGGAGCGGACCGCGCCTGGTCGGTGGGATCGCCCCTCCTCCACCCGAGGAACTCGCCGGCGATGCGCCGGAACCAGGCCAGACGCAGGCCCAGCGATGCGCCTGGTGCCGCGCCACGTTGCCGCACCGATGGGACGGGCACGGGTGGTGGCCGGCCTACCACGAGGGCTGCAGCTCGCCTCACGCGACGTCGCTCCGGGCCCGTGACCTGGCCGACGAACTCGCGGCGGATGCAGCCTTCGCGGCCGCGGAGGCTGCGCCGTGACGCACGACGAGCTCGAGCTACTCGCCCGGCCTCAGCCGGCCCCGATCCCGAACACCCTGCCGCCCGTCGTCGATGGGGCCATGGGTGCGGTGAGGGCGATCGTCGACGGACGCGAGGGGCGGGACCTGGCGCGCATCCTCCTCCGGCGCTCCGAGCTCGGCCGCGCCGAGTACGGCACCGAGCTTCAGCCGCACAACGGCAGGAAGGTCGCGGTGGACGCGCTGCAGGAGGCCGTCGACCTGGTCATGTACGCTTCGCAGGGGCTCCTCGAGACCCACGGCGCCGATCGGCTCGACTGGGCCATGATCCAGTGCGACTCCGCGCGGCTCGCGCGGCGGATCCTCGAGCTCCACCGACGGACGGAACGTCGCCGGCAGCGACTGGCAGGTGGTCGATGAGCAGCGGCTTCATCCCAAACGACCCGACGCTCGGCCTCGAGCTGCTCACGTTCCGCGACGAGCTCGGCACGGGGAAGCTCGACAAGAAGGGCTTCCCGATCCGCGGCCGCGCCGGAGAACAGCAGGCGGCGGCGTTCTGGCTCGAGCACCGGCAGGGGCCGAAGGGGCGCAGCCTCTCCGACCTGGAGCCGCGCATCGGGCGCTCCCTCTCCAGGATCGACGTCGCCGGCACGGTGGAGGCGATCGAGCGGGCGCTCGACGTGGTCCCCGCGAGCTGGCGCCCGTGCACCGTGGTCGCCGCCGGCTGGGCGCTGGGCGTCGAGCGTCTCCGGGAAGCCGAGCCGGGCGACGGTGGCCCGCCCTGGCTCGAGCGCTCCGGCCTCCCGACGGCGCTGCCCGAGGGACTCTCGCGGTACTCGCTCAACATCCGGATCCGCGCCTTCCGTGAGGAGCTCATCCGCCGGCGGCTACTCATCGGCGCCGAGCGCGAACGCCTCGAGGCAGAGCCCACCGCAGCGCCTCCTCGAGGGAAGCCGCTGGTCGGGTGGAAGGCCATCGCCGACGCCATCGGGGTCTCGGAGGCGACGGCGCGCCGGTACTCCGCGACAGGCCTGCCGGTGCAGCAAGCGGTGGAGGGCGGTGCGGTGTGGGCCTTCGCCGACGAGCTCGCCGCGTGGCACCGAACCTGCCGCCGCGTCGAGGGCGTGAGCGCAGATGAGCGCAGATGAGCGCAGGTGAGCGGAGATGATCGCCCACGTCGACATGCCCACCGGGTCTACTGGATACGCTCGCCCACCACGAGCACACGATGGCCCGACCGCCACGACCTCCGGCGGCCCGGGCCATCACCTTTACGGCGTCCTCCTGGCCTCCAAGCTCGAACGCCCGCGGGTCCTGGCAGGGACCCGCACCCTTTCTTGGTCCGTAGCTCAGCAGGTAGAGCAGGCGGCCGTTAACCGCCGCGCCCCTGGTTCGACTCCAGGCGGGCCAGCCAAGACCGGGCGCAGCATGGCGCCCAGCTTTACACCACCCCCAGCGAACGAGACCGACGCCGGCGGCGGCGACCCATCGCGAGGGCGCCGACCGCCGGCGGGCGGCCGAGGATCCGATGGCCAAGACCGAGCGCCACGGCATCGACTCGATCGAGGTTGGGATGGAGGACGACAGCGTCACAGTGACGCTGATCAGGAGGGACGGGGTGAAGATGGATTTGCTGCTCGACGTCGGGCAGGCGGCCGAGCTCGCGATGACCATCCTCGAGTTCGTCGGGCCAAAGGCGCAGGCGTAGGTCGATGGGCAAGCCGGACCGACACGAGCTCGACCAGGTGCAGGCGAAGGAGCTGGAGGACTGCCGCCTCGAACTCCGGTGCAAGGCGCGCAGCGGCCGGGTGGTTCACCTGGTCGTCACCCACGCCATGGCGGCGGCGCTCGCCCAGCTCCTCCTCGATCACGTCGACCCGAGGCGCCCGCCGTGAGGGGCGCCCCTCGTCGACAGTCCTGCGGGGTCCCTGCTGCATGCCCCATGCCAGCCCCTGCAGCCCCACCCGTTCGGGGGTGTCCGATTTTCGGGCCGGCCCGAGGGCCGGACCCCTGTGGATAACTTTCGGCGGGATGGGGGCCTGTGTTTTTGTGCGCGCCAGGGCGAGGGGGGGCTTGGCGGGCCGCGGAGGCCCCCGTTCACCCGCCGTGATGGCGTTCGGCACGACGGATGGGCCGCGAGTCGGCTGAGGTGATCGTCGCTCCTGCGGCCTGCTAGGGCCCTCTGATGGCGACCTCGAAAAAACGAGCGGCGCCGAAGCGAGCGCCGCCGACGAAGACCGCGCCGGCGCCGGCGAAGCGCGCGACGAAGTCGAAGGCGCAGCCGCCCGCCGCGAAACCTCGGCGGCCGCCGCGCAAGCCCGGCCGGCCACCGGCGGTCTCGGACGAGGAGCTCCTCGCCGCGCTGCTCAAGAATCCGTCGCCGTCGCGGGTGGCGGCGAAGCTGGGCGTCCACCGCAACACGATCACCAACCGGCTGAAGTCGCCCGCGCTCCGGGACGCCCTCGCCGACCACCGCCGCGAGGCGATGGCGATCGTCGGCGTTCGTCTCGGAAAGGCCGCGAACACCGCGGTCAAGACCCTCGTCGAACTCGCGAAGAGTTCGTCACCCCAGGACTCGGTGAGGCTGGGTGCGGCGAGCGCGATCCTGAAGTTGGTGAAGGACCTCGGGAAGGACGCTGGCGAGGACGAGAAGCCCGACGACACCTGGGAGAAGCCGCCGGCGTGGGTCCCTCGCCTGGTCGAAAGAGAGGCGCCCACAGAGGGTGAAGGAGGCGGCGACGGGGCAACATGATAGACTACCGGGAGCTCCACCGAGGGCAGTGGGAAGTCTCCCAGAGTCCCGCGCAGTTCCGCTTCGTGTTGTGTGGTCGCGGTTGGGGAAAGGATCATCTCGCGATCTCGGCCACCCTCGAGGCGGTGACGGGCCCCAGGGCGAGACCTGGTTTCCTGGCCGGGTACATCGGACCGTCCCATCAGCAGGTCCGAGCGATCGCCTGGGAGCGGTTCAAATCGGTCATCCCGCGGAAGTACTTACGGCGGAAGCCGCACGAAACGAACCTCGAGTTCGAATTCAAGTGGGGTCCGATCCTGCGCCTGGCCGGATCGGATCGGCCGGACTCGCTTCGTGGTCCGGACATCCACAACCTGGTCATCACCGAGTTCGCCTTCTGCAAAAAGGAGCTCTGGAAGGCCCTCCGCCCGGGCCTGCGTACGCGGCATGACCGGGCGATGATCATCACGACGCCCGACGGTCCGAACCACTGCTACGAGCTGTGGAACCGCACGCAGGGCGATCCTGCCTGGGCACACTGGCAGAAAGCGACGTGGGATCGACCCGACCACGACCGGGCGACGGTTGAAGAGGGGCGCCGGACGCTGGCACGGGCGGCGTTCGATCAGGAGTTCGGCGCCAAGTTCGAGGCGCTTGTCGGCGCGATCTACGGTGACTTCTCCCTCGAGGCGAACGTCCTCAAGAAGGAGATCGAGCTTCCACGCAACACCGAGATCTACGTCGGGCAGGACTACAACGCGGGCCTGTACTCGGCGGTGATCGGGTTCGAGCTCGACGACGACCTCTACATCACCGACGAGCTCATCACCCGCGGATCGCCGCTCCGGCACATCGCGGCGCTGCAGAAGTTTTTCGAGGACCGGAGGATCGACTGGCGTCGGGACGTCACGATCTTCGCGGACTCCTCCGGCGAGTACAACGTCACCGGAGCCGGCAAGGGCGCGAAGGCCGACAACGTCCTGATGCGCTCGCACGGGTTCCACACGTCCCATGACGGGCAGAACCCGCGCGTCATCGATCGCGTGCACGGGTTGCAGGCGCAGATCCTGAACGCCGAGGAGGAACGCCACCTCTTCGTGAACGAGCGCTGCCGCGAGTTCATCGACTGCATGTTGACGCAGGTCTGGGGCAAGCAGGGCTCGCCGGACAAAAAAAAGGGCAAGGACCACCTGCCCGACGCCGCGGGCTACTTCGTCTGGGGCCTGCGGCCGCTGCTCGATCGCGGCTCCGTGGAGTGACGCGTGATCGAGTTCGGATCGGAGTCGAGGGCCGTGAACAAGATCATGGACCTGAACAAGCTGAGGATGGACGACGGCACCCGCCGCGGGCGGATGCGCGTTCGTCACCAGCTCCTCGTCGGGGACTACCGCGAGATCGTGCGGTCGCGCCTTCGCGACATGTTCGCGCGGCCCGAGGACGCCGATCGAGTCGGCACGCTCGCGGACTCGAGCTGCAACGTCTTCAAGTTCGTGAACGACGAGGTCGCGCAGTTCCGCGGGGCCCGCCGGGCGTTCATGAACGGCTCGACGCGCGACGAGGTCTACGCGCGCCTCGAGGAGAACGAGGAGCCCTTCGACCTCGTCATGCAGAAGGTCGTCGAGACGCTCGACGGCTGCAACGACGGCCTGATCCGCGCGCTCCCGGGGATCCCTGGCGCCGAGGGGAAGGCGGGCCGCCCGAGCCTCCGGGTGTTTCGGCCGCACGAGTGCACAGTGATCCCGCGCGTCGACGACCCGACGCAGCCGGAAGTGGTCATGTATGACCAGCTCCTGCGGGACGGCGAGCTAGTCACCGTCGTATGGACGCCGACCGAGCACTTCCTTGTCGAGGGCGGCCGACAGCGGCGCCTGGTGCCCGGGGCGAGCTCGTACGCGAACCCGCTCGGCTGGCTGCCCTTCGTGGCCTTCCATGCCGACGTGGCGCCCGATCGGTTCTGGGATTCGGAGACCGGCACCGACCGCGCGGAGTTCGCGATCGACTACCTCGCAGCGCGCTCGGCGCTCCGGCACCTACTGCACATGCAGAGCCACAAGCAGGTGGCGGTGAGCGGGAACCTCGACAAGTCCTGGAGGCCGCCCGACCGCACCGGTCCCGGGTACATCTGGAAGGTGACCGGAAACGCCCGGTTCGACGTCCTCGACATGGCGTCCGATCCGCGGATGATCGACGAGACGCTCCAGTCGATGCTGATCGAGCACCTGGCGTCGCACGGCCTGAACCCCGGGACGATCGGGAAGAACCCGGGCCAGGCGCCGCCGTCGGGCTTGTCGCTCTACCTCGACAGGCAGAAGGTGATCGAGCGGCGCCGGCGCTACGTGCCCGCGATTGTCGAGGCGGAGTACGCGCTCGCCGAGATCTACCGCTCGGCCTGGAACGCGTCGCATGCTCCGAAGGACCACATCGATCCGAACGCCGAGTTCACCTGCGAGGTCCTCGAGGAGACGGTGGTCCAGTCGCCACAGGAGGCGGCAGAGACCCGCAAGGCGAAGCTCGAGGTCTACGAGCGGGAGCGGAAGCTCGGTCTGCGCAGCGTCGTCGAGCAGCTCGCCGAGGACCGCGGGATCTCGGAAGAGGAGGCGCGAAAGCTCCTTCCGACGCTCCCGGTCCGGCCCGAGCTCTTCGCGTACGACCAGCTCAACGGCGTGATCGTCCTCGACGAGATCCGCGCCGCGAAGGGCCTCGGCCCTCACCCAAATTCCGAGTGGGGTCGGATGACGATCCCCGAGCTGCGGATGAAGTACCCCGAAGCCTTCGGCGCCGGCACCGGCACCGGCGGCGCCGAGTAGGAGACCCCAATGCGCTCGATCCTTCTCTTCGTGGCCTTCATGGCCGCGCTGGCTTTCGCCCTGCCCGCCTCCGCGGAGCGGTACGTCCTCTATCCGCACCTGGTGACGAAGGTGCCGACGTGCTCTTCGGGCGGAGGTTCCTCGGTCTCGGTGCCGCGTGGGAGCTACATCCTCACCGTTTCCGTCGGCGACGTTGCGCTCTGCTACGCAGCGACGTGCACCACGGGTGGCGCGACGCTCGTCGCCGGTACACAGATCCCCGTGTTCTTCAACGGGTCCCAGACGGTGTCGTGCCGATCGTCCTCGTCAGGAGCCGTGGAGTTCGTGAGGGCTGATCGAGGATGAGGTTCCTCCTCCTCGCGCTGGCGGCGCTCGCCGTCCCCGCGACCGGCGTCGCCCTCGAGATCGGCGGCCTTGAGACCCCCACCACCACGCGCGCGAAACGTGTGCCGGGCGGCGGGACAGGCGGGATAGGCGGCTCGGGCGGAGCTGGCGGCGCTGGCGGCGCTGGAGGAGTAGGAGGCGATGCTGGCGCTGGAGGAGCGGGAGGAGGCGATGCTGGCGCTGGAGGAGCGGGAGGAGGCGATGCTGGCGCTGGAGGAGCGGGAGGCGATGCTGGCGCTGGAGGAGTAGGTGGGGAGTACCCCCTCGAGGACCTGATCGCTTCGTCGCGAAGGACGACGTGGAACCCGGGCATGATGGCGGTGGGAGGGATCCCCAGCCGCACCAGCGTCTGCGCGACGGTGACGCCGGCCTACGCCTCGGCGAACGGGCTGACGGCCTTCGCCCTCGACGGCACAGGGAACGCGCAGCCGGCGATCCAGCATGCGTTGAACGCCTGTCCTACCGGGCAGGTGGTCTACCTCCCCGCCGGCACCTACCGCATCAACTCCGCGGTCTCCATCGGCAAGTCGGTGACGCTGCGCGGAGCGGGCCCGGGGCAGACGCAGCTACGCCTCTACAACGCCAACTCGGCCGTCGTCTACATGTGGCCGGGGGACTGGCCGTTCTACGGGAACCCCGCCATCAACGTCACCGCGGACGTTCCCAAGGGCGCGACGACCATCCAGGTGGCCAACACCACGGGGCTGTCGGTGGGCAGCATTATTCAGATCGACCAGGATGAAGACTCCTACGTCTTCTACGGCGGCTCCCAGTGGTTCAAGCGGACCGACATCGGCCCGGCGACACCGGGGAACCGGATGCGCTCCCAAGGGCAGACCAACGAAATCACCGCCATCAACGGGAACACGCTCACCCTGGCTGCGCCCATCCACCTTGGGTACAGGCTCGCGCTCCTGCCGCAAATCTACAAGCCGAGCGGGACGACCTCGAACGCCTTGAAGAACGCCGGCATCGAGGACATGACCGTGACCGGCGGGACCAACAACCAGATCCACGTGATGTACGCCGCGTACTCGTGGGTGAAGAACGTGGAGTCGGACGGCACGGTTTCCTCAAGCCCGGCGGCGGACGGGACCCTGGGCAGCGGCAACGGGATGAAAGGGACGCACATCCTGCTAGACCGATGCTTCCGCTTCGAAGTGCGGGATTCCTTCGTACATCACGCCTCCAACGTGGTGCAGGGCGGCGGGGCTTACGGGGTGTCGATCTCGACCCACACGAGCGACTCCCTCATCGAAAACAACATCATCTACTACATGAACAAGCCGTTCACCCTCCGCGCCTCGGGTGGCGGAAACGTGATCGGGTATAACTACATCGACGACGCCTGGACCAGCGCCGATCGACGCCTCCAAGAGACGACCCTCGACCTGGGCCACACGTCGTTCAGCTTCATGGACTTGGCGGAGGGGAACTGGGCGGCGCAGATCGCCACGGAGAACGTGTGGGGCAACTCCGGTTGGATGACGGTCTACCGGAACTACGCGAGCGGAAAGCAGCGACGCACCAACGCCTTCGAGACATATCCCATCACCGCAATGTCCTTCCAAAAGGACGGTCATTTCATCAGCGCGGTGGGGAACGTAGTAGGCAGCTCCGAACGCCTTGGAAATGGGACTGGCGCCAACGGCGACATGGCGTACGAGGTGACCAGCAACTCTCCGGGGCCTGGCAAGGCCGCCGTCTGGCGCATCGGTCACGGCTTGGGCGCGGGCAACGGCATCGACGACAACGGGAACTACCAGTCTCCGGGAGCCCCTAACAGCACGTACTCGACGCTCCTCCGGGTCGCCAACTACGACAACGTACGGCAGCGCATCGACACCGAGCCCACGCCGCCGGGACCGATCCCGAACTCGCTGTACCTCTCCAGCAAGCCGACCTTCTTCGCCAGCGCGACGTGGCCCTGGGTGAACCCCCACGGCGCTTCGCCGAGCGAGCGCGTGGGCACGCTCCCGGCCAAGGCGCGGTTCGACGCCAGCGAGTGGGGCGGCACGGGCGGCACGGGTGGCACGGGTGGCACGGGTGGCACGGGTGGCTCCGGGGGCAGCGGCGGCGCTGTGGGGCCCGGAACCTACCAGTTGTTCGCAGGCTCGGAGACCCCCTCAAACACCGACAACTCCTCCGGCGAAACCTACGGCACCGCCTTCCATGTGACCGAGACATCCACCCTGACCGGCGTTCAGTTCTACGTGGGAGGCGGCACTGGAGCCCAAAACGTAACCCTCCGGGTGTGGGACTACACCACTCGCGAGGAGATCGGCGTCGCAACCGTTGTCTCGAGAACGGGCGGCAATCAGTGGCACACCGCGAACTTGTCTACTCCTGTGGCTCTGACCCCGAATCGGCTCTACGTCGTCTCGGTTTACTCCGCCTTCCGCATTGCGTGGATTGAGGGGTATCACCTCTCACAGAAGACGGTCGGGCCGATCGTAGCTCCCGCAAACGGGTCCACGTTCCTATCACAAACCGTATACAACGGCCTGTACTATCCAGGCAATGTGATGCCCGTCAATGAATGGAACGCATGGTCCTTCATGATAAGCCCGATCGTCCAGATCGAAGGCGGCGGTACAGGTGGCACCGGTGGAACCGGCGGAACCGGCGGTACGGGTGGTACGGGTGGTACGGGCGGCACGGGCGGTGACGGTGGAGGCATGAACCTCTACGTCCAGGGCGCGGGCACGACCTACTACAACACGCAGAACATCTCCGTCACGCTCCCCGCCACGGCGCAGTCCGGGAACCTGCTCGTCGCCGGGCTCATCCTCGGCGGCGGCACCAACACGATGCCCACGCCTCCAGCCGGGTGGACGCTCGCGCGCGCCGGCCAGTCGGTGAAGGATGCTCCGAAGTTCATGAGCTACGTGATGTGGAAGGTCGCCACCGGGACCGAGAAGACCATCGCGGTCTCGCTGGCGAATGCCACTACCCGGTCTGCCCTCGCCGTCGCCGAGTACTCCCTCAAATCGGCCACGCTGGTCAATTCTGCGGGGAAGACGAACGTGGCCACCACTGCGCTCTCCTCGGGGAACACCGCCGCAGCGGGCGCGCCAGGAGACCTGGTGACGGGCATCATCACCTGCTCCGAGGCCGACACGTTCAACCTCACCCCAGGCACAGGGTACACCGGACGAACGCTGTCGGGCGGCTTCTCGAGCTGGATCGTCCAGAACGGATACGGCGTCGCCGCCGCGATCGAGGATAAGACCCTCACCGGATCGGGCGTACAGGCGGCCACCGCCACCACCGTATCGAACGACTGCTTCGCTGACGTGATGGTGTTCCGTGGCAACTAGGGGCACGCACCATCGCCTCTCCCTCGATTACTCCCGCGCCGCCCCGTTGTGGCGAGAGGATGGGATCCGATGAGCCTCGAAGAGCGCGTCAACGGGATCGGTGGGTCGCTCGATCGGCAGAAGGTGCGCCACGAGCTCCTCGACAAGCGGGTTGATGCGCAGGGCCAGCAACTGCAGGCGATCGCCAACCGGCAGGAAGAGCACGGCCGTCGGCTCGATCGGATCGAGCTGCGCTTGCTCCTCTGGGCCCTCGCTGGGTCCGCCGGCGGCGCGGTCATCGGATCGGCAGGTAGCGCCGCCGCGAGATCGTTTTTCGGCGGCTGACCGCCGATTCATCAGCAACACCAGGAGGCACCATGGACCCCGTCGCCCCGGGCGCAGCCGCGCCCGCAACGCCTACCCCTGCCCCGAGCACGCCTGCTCCAGTCACGCCGCCGGCGACGCCCGCCGGGGCACCAGCCGCCGCTGCCCCGGCCACGCCGGCGCCGGCCGCCGCCTCGGGCAACCCGGAGGTCGCCGCCCTGCAGGCGATCGTCGACGCGCAGAAGACGCAGATCGCCACCCTCGCCGCCCAGGCGAAGGCCGCAGCCGAGGCCGGCATGACCGCCGAGCAGAAGCAGGCCGCTCGCCTGGCCGAGCTCGAGGCCGCCGCCGCGAAGGCGACGCGCTACGACGCCCTGATCGCGAAGCGGCGCGACGAGGCCCTCGCCCGTCTCCCCGAGGCGGTCCGCACGAAGCTCGCCGGCGCCGTCGCCGGCCTGGATGCGGATCGGGCGCTTGAGCTCATCGAGGCCGCCGGCCTGGCGCAGACCACGCCGCCCACCGTCGGTGCCCACGAGCGCGGCACGCCCGCCGGCACGCCGGCGATGCCGTCGCGCGAGCAGCTCGAGTCGGACCCCGACGCGATCATGGGCCTGCCGTACGACCAGCGCGTCGCCCTCCTCGGAACGATGGGGATCCAGGCCGGCCCCGGCGTCGTCTGGCGCCCGCCCGCGCTCAAGCAGTGACAGAGGGGGCACAGCCCCAAGCAGTGCAGCAGGGGTGAGGAGCCCCAGGAAAGGAAGGCAGCACCATGGCAAACGTTCTGACGTCCACCACCTCGGTGACGAACGCAATCCTCGCGAAGCACATCGAGCAGATGATCCGCGAGCGGCTCATGGCGACGCTCGTCATGCCGATGCTCGTTACGCAGGGCGACCTGCGGAACAAGCGCTCGAAGACGTGGAGCACGACGCAGTGGGGCGAAGTCGTCGCCGCCGGCGTGAACGAGACCACGTCCCTCGAGGCCCAGGAGATGACGCTCGGCAAGGCGGACATCACCGTGGGCGAGGTCGGCGCCGTGCTCGAGCCCACCGACCTGTCGGTGGAGACCTCGGGCATCACCCCCGAGGAGTACGCCGACCGCGGCGCGAAGGCCATCCGGCAGAAGATGGAGAGCGACCTCTGCGGGCTCTTCACCGGCGTCACCCAGTCCGTCGGCACCACCAACACCGAGCTTTCCCTCGACACGCTCATCAAGGCGATCGAGACCCTCGAGACCGCGGACGACGAGGGGCCCTATTTCGGCGTCCTCGCGCCCCGCCAGGTCGGCGCGTACCGTCGCGCCATCGCTGGTGCCAGCGGCTCCCAGGCGTCCATCTACGCCACCGGCCTCGTCGATCCCCGGATCAAGGCGATCCCCGGTTTCGTGGGGGACTTCCTCGGTGTGCCGCTCTTCCGCTCGACCCACGTCCCGAAGGCGAACGCCAACGTGGACTTCGTCGGGTGCTTCTTCAGCGTCGAGGCCTTCGGCATGGCGACCCTGCGCGACGTCCGCGTCGAGGCGGAGCGCAACGCCAAGGCCAGGTCGACGGCGATGGTCGCGACGTCGGTCTACGGCGTCGGCGAGATCGAGGAAGCGCGGGCGGTGAAGATCATCTCGAAGGTCGCCGCCTGATTCATCGGGTGAGCCGCGGCGTCCTCGAGGCGCCGCGGCCTCCCTCCCCTTTCACCTCGCCCATCAGGCGAAGGAGCAAGTCCCGTGGAGAAGACCGTCCTCGCGCCTGGGAAGACCCAGGCCGAGATCCGCATGAAGGACAACACCACCACCGTCGACATGATCGACCCGGCGGGGAACGTGGTCCCCATCACCGTTTCCCCCCGCCACCTCGGCAACCGCTCGGTGGACTACTACCGCTCGAAGGGCTTCAAGACCGTCCACGAGTACGAGACGGAGAAGGCCCGCGAGGACGAAATGGCCGAGCTTCGCCGCCAGCGCGACGAGGCCAGGGCCGCCTTGGCCGCCGCCGGCGCCGACAAGCCCACCGGCGGCAAGAAGAACAAGGCGAACGGCGGCAAGCCCGAGGCCGGCGCGCCCGGCACCGAGGGCGAGAAGGCCGGGGAGTCGTCTGGCGACAAGCCCGCCGCGAGCTGATCCATGGCGAACCCCACCTACGGCGCCGACGCCGAGTCCCTCGAGGACAAGTACTTCCCGGGTCGGATCTCCGAGTCGCAGCTCGCGGGCCCGGACCAGGCGCAGTCCGTCGTCGACGAAGTCGCCGACGACGTCGCGGTGGAGGTTCGCAACGGCGGCGTGGTCCCCGAATCGATCACCGAGGAGACCGCGCCGCTTTCCTACAAGTGGCTCACCAAGACGATCCTCCTGGGCGCGGCGGCGGAGTACGGCCGCCGTTCCTCTTCCCAGAACGTCGAACTCTGGGACACCTGGTCGGTGCAGTTCGAGGACCGGATGAAGCGCTTGCGGTTCGAACCGCAGTCTGTCCTCGAGGACGCGCCCGGCTTCTCTGCCGACGACGCGGCCGTGTTCGACCTCTACCGCTGATCCGAGGCCCCGATGCGATCCGACGCCCCGAGCGACCTGCGCCGGCTCGCACAGAACCGAGTCCGCGGCCGGGAGAGCTCGTTCGTCGTACCCGCGAGGGCGGAGCGCGACTCGCTCTCCCTCGAGGACGCCGCCGAGCTCCTCGCGCGCATGCGGCAGGAGATCACCGACTACGCGCCCCTCCTCATCGAGATCAGCGACATGCTGTCGCAGGAGGCGGCCGAGTCGCTCGAGCGGGCAGAGGCCCAGCAGGTCACCCAGGCCACCGCGGAGCGCCGCAACCGCGGCAAGGGACGCCAGGTCGTGCGCCCGGTGGACCCAAGGAGCCGGCGGACGATCGTCTCGCCGTCACCCGAGCAGTTCTTCGCGAAGAGGAAGCGCGGCAAGTACGGGAAGCGCCAGGCGCGCACCACCGACCCGGCGTCCCTCGATCGGACCTTCCTGAAGGTCCCGTGGAAGACCGACGCCCGGGGCATGGCGGACGCGCTTACTGCGGACTTCGAAGCCGTCAATGTCCCCACCGCACTGCGCGAGATCAGCGGCGGGACGCTCTTCTGGGGCACGCAGAAGTTCCTGCGGTGGACGAGCTACCACATGCAGCTCACGACGCCTGAAGGGCGGACGAAGTGGATGCCGGCGCGCATCGACTTCATGACCGGTGAAAGCGCCACCACGATCTCCGACAACATCACCTCGATCACCGAGGGCTGGATCCGCCAGATGATGGCGCGAGCTGGGGCCCCCGAGGATTGGCTGTCCGAGCAGCTCCCGAACTCATGACCCCGATCCCCTACGCGGTCCGCGCGCTCTACCGCACGCTCGGTGACGAGCTCCCGGCGCGCATCGACGCGCTCAACGCGGGCAAGACCGAGGACCAGAAGACCCTGGTTGCGCCCAGGCTCTACGCCCACGACCTCGACGCCGGTGGGGATCTCCTCAGCCCGGGCGTGTGGATGAAGGGCGCCACCGAGACGCCGGACCCCTCGTCCGCCGGCCTACACCTCGTCCGTCTCTCGCTCGAGCTCGTGGTCCCCGGGAGCGCTGGGGCCGCCGACCAGACGCTCGATGCCACGTTCCGCATGGTCGGCGCCATCCGCGAGACCCTGCGCGCCGGCGACGGGCGCGGGCCTTGGATGATCGGCGGCGCCGAGGATGGCGCGAACATCGTGCGCTGCTACCCGCGGCAGTGGCAGGTGCAGCCCCACGTCTGGACGCTGCCGATCGGTGGCGCTGCCGGGATGCCCTTCGGCCGCGCGATGCCCGCTTTCGAAATCAAGGTCTGGGATCCAGACCAGTAGGAGGACCTCATGGCAGATCGCATCCTCATCCCCGACCACACGCTCCTGTTCTGGGCCGGCCTCGAGGCCAGCTTCGGCGCCGGCCCCGCGGCCGCGCCCGCGGCCACCGACGCAATCCGCCACATCTCGGCGGACCTCCCGCTGATGCGCACGCGCGACGTCCGGGTGGAGGACGCCACGGGCAACCGCGGCTCGCTCCCGAACATTCAGGGCGCCGTCGACCCGGTGGCCCTGCGGATCCTCTGCCCCCTGCGCGGCGCCGGGACGCCGACCGCGAAGGGGCCGGAGTTCAGCCCGTTCCTGAAGGCGGGCGGCTTCGCGGAGACCGTCGCGGCCAACGTGGCGACCTACATCCGCTCGCTCACCTCGACGGCGAGCACCTGGCTCTGGGGCGCGACCTCGGACGGGACGGTCGGCCAGGCGTACTCGGGCGGCGTCACCACCGAGATCGGTCTCCCCGACGTCGGGACGAACCAGGCCCGGATCGAGTTCGCCCAGCAGGCCGCCCGCGGCGCCACGGTCTACGCGTGCAAGCTCGCCGGCCCGGCGACGGCCGTCGCCACGTCGCTGACTCTGCCGGCGACGCACGGCTGGGTGATCAACGGCGCGCCCGCTTGGATCCAGGTGACCTCGGCCGACGCCTCGAAGACCGAGATCATGAAGGTGACCGCCGTGGTCGGCACCACCGCGACCGTGGTCCGGGCGCAGGGAGGGACCACCGCGCAGACGTTCGCCCTCAACGACACGATCGCCGCCCACGTCCCGGCCCGCACCCTCGTCAACGTGCCCCCCATCGGCGAGGTGGGCGGCGGCTTCCAGGTCGACGACGGCGGCGGACTCGTCGGCCGGCAGTTCACCAAGGCCGGCGTCGTGATCCAGACCGGGATCGATCTCCTCGAGAAGCTCGCCCTGGAGATCTACCGGGACGGCCTCTCGGTCGGGAAGTACGGCGACAACGCCTCGAGGCTCACGGCCGACGTCACCTACACCATCGGCGCCGACGGGATCGCGTACCTCCACCGGCACGCGGACGCCAAGACCCTGATCGCCATCGCGATGGCGATCGGCACCGTCGCCGGCAACCGCTGCACCGTCACGCTCCCGACCGCGCAGATCGAGGAGCTCAACGCCCCCTTCGCCGCCGACGGCCCGCGCAAGGGGACCATCATCTTCGCCGGCAAGTCCACCGACGGCGGGGACATCACCCTGAAGTTCGACTGAGAGAGGTCATGGCAGAACTCACGTTCAAGAACCGCATGCTCCGGGTCTACCCGGAGCTCCTCGGCAACCACGCTTCACCGGACCCGTTCGCCGTCGAAGCGAAGCGCCTCTCGAGCGCAGACTTCGCTCTCTTTCGGGAGCGGGCGGCTGCGATCCGCGCAGAGCTGCAGGGCGACGGCGTCGCCCCAGAGACGATCGCGGCGCTCTTCGAGGGGATCCTCGAGGGCCCGGTCGGCGAGCTCGTCATCGATGGGGAGCCGGCGACCTCCCTGGCGCCCCTCTTCGACTTGGCCGCAAGGGAGTACCCCTTCGACGGCGGCGTGTTCGCAGGGCTCATCGGCGCCGTCTCCGCGGCGAACTCTCTCTCGGAGCGTGCCTCAAAAAACTACGAGCGGCGGCGTGGTGGCTCTGGTGGTACGACGACCGCGACGACCGCCGCTTCTCTCCCCCCGTCGGCTGCAGCCGATGCGGAGTCGAACTCTTCGCCGGCGAGCATCTAGTCGGCGAAGACGGCACCGGGCGACCGCGGGTGCGGGTGAAGGACTGCCCCTCCGCCCACGCCCTCCAGCCCCTCTTCCTCGAGGCTGCGCCCGTCTACGCCCGCATGACGGCATGGCCTGGCGTGCTCCCGCGCGCCGGCGGCCTCGAAGAGCAAGACGCCCTTCTGATGCACGCGCTCGACGTCCTGTCGGGCGAGTCCGTCCACATCCGATCCGCCGTCCTCCAGGTGACCCGTGGCCAACGTCAGTATTCCGATCACGGCTAGCTCGAACCTGCCCGAGGTTCTTACGGAGGACGAGGAGGCGCTGCGCCGAGCGGCAGCCGCCCACGAGAAGGCGCAGAAGGAGATCGCCAAGATCATCGCGCGCGGGGACCCCGCGAAGGCGGCCGAGCTCCAGCTCCAGCGCCAGCTCGCCGCCCTCGAGCGCGCCGGCGCACGAAGCAAGGACGTCGTCGACCAGGTCGAAAAGGCCAAAGCCGACATCATCGCTCGGTACGAGAAGCGTAAGACCGAGCTGATCGAGCAGGAGGCAAAGAAGCAGGCCGAAATCCTCGAGCGGGAGTCGAAGAAGCAGGGGGAAGCGATCCTCGGGCTGCGAAAGCCCGTGAAGGACGTGACCAGCCTCATCGCCCGCCTGGGAGGCGAAGCCGGCAGCGCGGTTGGGAGCGTAGGGAAGCTCGGCCTCGGCCTGGCCAGCACTTTCGCTTCGGGCGGCCTAGTCGCGCTGGCGATTGCCGGGACGGGCGCTGCGGTCGCCACCGTCGCCTCGAACATTCGCGAGACGTCGAAGGCAGCAGAGGAGGCCAAGATCGCGCAGGTGGCGGCCTGGCGTGCCACCACCGACGAAGTCCGCAACGCCAACGACGAGCTCGCGAAGCACCTGCAGATGCAGGAACGCTTCTACGGCCTCACGACCCAGGGAGAGAGGAACGTCGTTTCGGCTCAAGTCGGATTCGACCAGGCGGCCGGAAACCTCGCCGCCCTCGACGCCGACAAGGCCCGCCTCGATCAGATCGGCGGTCCGCTCGCTTTCCAGGGCAAGACCGAGGCCGAAGCCAAGTCGCTCGCGGCCGAGTTGAAGGTGCTGCGCGAACGAGTCGGCGACTACACGGAGAAGCGCGCCGAACTCGAGAGGATCGTCCGCGACGCCGAGTACGAGCTCGAGCGGGCGCGGGCCATCGCCGACGTCGAGGGCCAGAACCGGGTCGACCCTCGCGACCCCACTGCCGGGATCGGGCGCCCGTCCGACGGGGCGAAGGGGGGAGTTCGGGGAGCGGCTGCCGGGCCGAAGGGATTCGGCAGGCTTGGCGAGTTCCGGGGTGCCAAGATGCTCGCCGCGGAGCAAGCCGCGCGCGATGCCGCGAAGCTCACCGGGGACGATGGGTCGGCGTTCGGCCTCAACATCGCGAAGCAGGTCGAAGAGCAGAGGCGGCTCCAGGAGGAAATGGATCGAGGGGCGATGGACGCCGCTCGACGCGCGGCGCTCCTCGCCAAGCAGAGCCAGGCGGACCTCGCCAACGCACTCGCGGAGGCAGACCCCTTCGCCGCGATCGACCGCCGGATGCAAGTGGCGCTCGAGGCGATCGAGGAGAAGCTCAAGCAAGCGCGACGGCTCGCCGCCGATGAGGCCTCCGCACCGGCCGCCCTTCAGGCGATCGAGAACCTCGAGAAACAGAAGACTGCCGTCGTCGAGAAGGCCGCAAGAGAGCAGTCGAAGAAGGACGGCGAGATGGCCATCGCCGGAATGCAGGCGGCGGCGGCGTTTGGGCACGGATTCAAGGCGTACTACGAGAGCAACGACCCCCGGGACCTCTTCAAAGGGATCCTTGGGGCGGCGGCCGGCATTTTCGCGATGGCGGGAATGGCGCCCGTCGGCGCCGGGCTGGGCCTCGTCGGCGGCTTCTTCGAGGACGGCGGCGTGCCGTTCTCCTACGCGATCCCCCAGGGGAGGCGTGGCCTCGCGGTGCTGCCTGGCGTGAACAACGACGCCAAGCCAACGTGGCTGCATGAGCAGGAGGTCGTCCTCCCGCGAGACGTGATCGCCGACGACCTCGGCGGCATGCCGGAGGCGATGCGCCTGGCGGGCGGGAAGGGGTTGCCGTCGCGCGGCCGCGGCGGCGGGGTGACGGTCGTCAACAACTACGTCAGCGCATGGGATTCGGTTGACGCCATGGGGGCATTCTCACGGCAGGAAGGCGCGCGGGTGCAGCGAATCAACTCCCGGCAGGGCGGGCTCGAGCAGGCGGCGTCGATGCGCTGGATGCAGCAGCCGAGGCACGCATGAGCGTGATCATCTCCACCGCCGAGCGGTTCTACTTCACTCCGACCGCACCTGTGCCGAGCACGGGGACTGCCGTCGGGTACGATCCGCTCGACCTCACGCGAGGCGAAATCGCGGAATCATGGATGTCGGAATCATCGGGGTTGGTCCACGACATCGACGTCCGGATCGACAACGGAAACCCGCCGACGCTCGCGGCGATCTTTGGAGTCGGAGGGGCACCGACGAGGCGCCCGGCGCTGATCCAGATCTTCCGCGGATTCGGCTGGCCGATCTCGTCGGCGTTCCTGCAAGGGTCGATGTCACTCAATTCACGAGGCGACGCCTCGGCGCTCCTGGGCACGCTCTCCGGCGCGCAGGCACTACGGTTTCGGATCTCGTTCGCCGGCACCGCGCAGTGCTCTGTGGGCCGCATCTGGGTCGGCTCCCACATGACGCTGCCCCGGTCCTACGCGCAGCGCGAGGACGCTCCCGAGTACTCCGTGGTGGAGAACGTCTCGGAGGCTCGCAGCGTCTTCGCCCACGAGCTCGCCGACTACGTCGAGAAGTTTAGGCTCGGGTTTGGGCGGCTCACGAAATCCGAGCGGGATGCCGTGCGCGCCATCTTCGACTCGGTACGCGGGAGCCGCCGCCCTCTCGTCCTGATCCCCGACCACACCGACATGGCGGGCGTCTACCACGGGCGGATCGGAAAGGCCCTGCCGCACAAGATCGACTTCCCCGAGTACATGGGCCTGACGCTCGATTTCACGGAGAGCGGGAGGGCGCTGGGTGCCTGATCTCTACGAAGTGCTCGAGTCCTACGGCGCAAGAGACATCATCGCCGTCGAGGCGCCGGCTGATACGGACCTCCACGGGATCAACGCCGCGTGCCTGTGGACGCGCTCGCTCGCCGATGTCGTCGGCCTGGAGCACGCGCTCGGCGGCAAGCACAACACATTGAAGGTCCCCAAGGCGGTGATCCGCGTCGGCTCCGGCGGGGCAATCGAGGCGGGCTCTGTGTTCGACGGGGAGAAGGCCACCGCCGCAGGCGTCTCGGCGACCGTCGGCTTCGGCACCGCCACGGTCTCGTGGGGAACCTCGCTCGGCGTCTACGCGGCGGCGGCCTACTTCCACAACTGGGGGCACGTCGACTGGGCGAACGCGACGGTGAGCAAGCTCGTTCCCAATGGCTGCGAGATCAAATTCGAGAACACCGACTCGGGCTTCGCGAATTACCCGATGCCGTTCGCGCTCCTCCTTTGGTGGGACTGAACCATGCCTGATTTGCGCTTCGAGCGGATCGTCAAGGCGGCGGGCGATCCGTGGTCCCCGACCGACGCGAACAAAGCCCCGCGCGTCTCGCGCGACATGCGCGGGGTCATGGGCGTCGAGCATCACCTGGGCACGCTCCTCGCGGGTGTCCACGGGCAGCCGATCGCGCAGGCGGCCGCGATCGTGGAGTGGACCGGCGCCGCGTACATCGTCCGAGCGCAACGCGGGATCGGCGGCGTCAGCCGGCTGTCCACCGGGACCATCGAGGTGGAGCTCGATTTCGACATGCGGACCCGCGACCACTGGATCGCCGGCGCGCGAGGCTACGCGACGACGGACTACGTTTTCGGCGCCGACGTCGGCGCGGCGGCGAAGACGCGCCGGTACACGCGCATTGCAATCGGCTCCTGGGATACCAAGGAGTTGGCGTGGGTACGTAGGGACTACAGTTTCTTGCTCGAGGTCTTCGGCGACCGATGAGCCTGCCATTCAAACCTCTGCCGCACCGGCTTCGTCCTGGCGATGTGCTCCCGGTGCAGCTCGTGAATCGTTTGGGCGAGCGTCTCGGCGACGCCTACGCCATGTTCTCCGAGCAGCATCGGCATTTCGACCCGAATGGCGGCATACACCAGCCTGTCGGGCAGCCGATCGCGTCACGCTTGTTCGCGCGGCCGGCTGGCGTCGTCACGCAGTACGACGTTGAGAAGTGGGCCGACGCGCCGCCGGTCTGGAGCTACGGCGCGTGGGACGGCGACGCGAGATGGGAGTTCTGGAACCCTGCGCGAATCGTCGGGAAGGTCGCGGGTCTCAACGCGAAGGCGGCGCACCGAGGCCGCGTGTTCGTCGAGATGGACACCGCGATTGCCGCAGAGTCGGCCCTCTCGTTTGGCATCGACTTTCAGGCTGGTCTCTCGGAGTTCATCTTCGAGATCCCGAACGACATTCTCAAGGGCGCCCGCCTCGTTTGCATCCAGGTGTTCTAGATGGCTCTGATCGACGACCTGCTTCGCGCGCCCGACGCGACGCCCTACTACGCGTTCCGCGGGCAGTTCGCGTCCGGCGCGAAGGTCGTGTGGGGCACGCGGTACGTCCAGCACCCGAGCGGCCTGATCGACGGGCGCATGGCGATGCCGGCCGACGTGTCCGAGGGTCTCCCGTCCGCGCTCGGCGCAGCTCCCGAGCGCGCCTCGACGACGATCACGCTGCACAACGCTGACCGCGCACTCGACGCATACATGGTCGGCGGCCCCGACGTGCGAACCGAGTTCACCGGCGATTCGTGGCTGAACCTCTCTGGCAAGCTGTACCTCGGCGTCGTGGCCCTTGGGCAGATCGCAGAGCAGGCGATCTCGCCGACGCTCTGCCTAAACGGCCAACCGTCGCAGCAGGGCGGCACGGTGCAACTCCCGCTCGCGACGCGAGACGAGCTCTTCTTCGGCAAGACGAAGTGGGTCGTCACCGCGAAGATGATCCGGAATGCGCAGGTTGTCGACGATGGTGAGCGCATTGAGCTTTACGTTGGCGGCTCACAGGTGCTCGAGCCTTACGTCGTTGACGACTTCGCTCGCGACGTCGCCTTTGCCACCGACGCCGACGACCAGGTGATCCCCTGGGCGTACGGTGTGAGCCCGATCCCGCTGACGCTAGCATCGCCGCAGGGGAGGACGCCCATCCTTGCGCTCGGATGGCTGTCCTCGAGCGAGCCGTTCATCGGCGACGCGCTTTACTGGCGATTCAAGGGGGCGACGTTCAGCGACGAGCTGTTGATCCACCAGGGGCGCGGGACGTGGTTATTCAAGATTCGACTTCGGCTCGACTTCGGCGACGACCTCGGCACCCGTGACCTCTGGCTCGTCGGGATGCAGTTCCCTCGCTGGCAGGCGGCGTTCGACGACGCGATCCACGTCATCCCGAGTGAACAGGCCGCGATCGGGATGCCGAGCACGCGTCGGCTGAACCCGGCGAACATCATTCGGCAACTCATCGTCGACCACTCCGAGCTCGGGAGCGCCGCCGTCGACCACGCCGCGTTCGACCGCGCGGCGCAGTCGTTCGACGTCCCGGCGTTCGGTGGCATCTACCGATGCGACGCCTCGATCTCCGAGCTCCTCCAGCATCTCTCTCAGACCGGCTATTCGATCTGGGTCGACGTCGCCGACCGCGTCCAGATCCTCTCGCACGGTGCGTGGAGCGCGGACGAATACGCGCTCGCCAAGACCGGACCACTGACACACATCCGGCTGTCGAGCATCGCCGAAGGGACGTGGCGAGAGTACTTGCCTGTCGGAGAGAGCGAGCGGGGCGCCGCGGCCTCCCGGGTGACGATCGAGTGGTCGAGCGACCAGGAGTATTTTTGGCCGGCGCAGTACCGCCAAGAACGCGCCCCGGGGCTCCATCGCACGCAGCTTGCGCAGGAGGTGGAGGCGCGGACCTCGGGCGCCTGGGTGCACCCTCGACGCGCGGACGATGCGCTCTCCGGCGCAGGCTCGAGGCGGGCTTTCCCGACGCGGCGATTCGTCGCCACCGGCATTGGGCCCGAGACTCGGCTGATCCCGCTGGGCTCGCTCGTTCGGATCTCGCACCCGCTGGGTAGCGCGGCCGGAGGCTATGAGTTCCGCCTCGGCCGGCTCGAGCGGCGGCGGGCGATCCCGGGGGAGCAGGGCGTCGAGCTCCAGGTCGAAGACCTGGGGCCGGTCGAACACCTGCGCCCTGGGAAGCTTGACGACATCGCCAATTGGATCGCGCACGACCCATCGACGAGCAGCATCGACCTCACGCTACTCGCTGCAGGCACTGCCAAAACGAGCAAGGCGGTGTTCGATGTATCGATGGTCGGTGGTTCGCTGTGGGTGTTCGGCGCTACCGACCCAGAGAATCGCCGGAGCTACCGGATAGACAAGGTGCACGACGCCACCACAGCAGACATCTCACCCAAACCGCATTCGAACGAGAGCAACATCCCAGCGTCGCCTTCGTCGGTGCCGCTCATCGACGCGGCCTGGTTGGTCATGCACACCCACGAGTCGAAGGGCCCGAACTACCGCCCCGAGTACATCCGCGTGGCCGGACCGGATGGCCTTCTGCCTGGCGGCGATCCCGGCTACGCGATGATGGACTGACTAGATGGGGCTGCCGTCGCAGTTCCAATAGAGCGGCGAGCTCGCGGGCGTCGTCGCGGAACAGCACGCGTCGTTCCCAAGGACGGCGTCTCGCATGCAGTCGGCAGCGATCCCGCAGGACCTGACGGTCTCTCCGGGACGCGCTCCGCCGTCGGAAGCTCGAATCGCCATCTGCCAGCGCTCGCGCCCGTCTCGGTTGCAGACCGTTTCAGTGCGCCACGTGAACCAATCGCTGGCCCACTCCGCCGGCGGGCAGAAGATCGCGGTGTCCTCGCTCACCTCCGGATCGACTGTGAACCGGAAGCACCCGTCCGGCGCGTCTGGGTAGCGGCCGAACTCGTCGGCGCAGTATTCGCGCGGGCCGGTGAGCGTGTCGACGTCGGTGCACGTCGGGTCGACGCCCGACGAAGAGCCGTCGTCCCCACCGCACGCGGCGAAAGCCACCGTCACCACCAGCAAGGCAAGACGAATCATCGTTGACCTCCAGTACGACCCTACAGCGGATCGGCCGGGCGTCAACCCCATCCCCCCGAGGAGGTCCCGTGGCCAATCCCCTGATGTGCTCCCCCACCACGCGCCGCGCCGAGCTCGTCGCCTGGCAGGAGGACCTCGTCCGCGAGACCCGGGAGCGGCAGGGCCCGGTGCTCTTCTACGTCTGGGCCGGCCACCGGCGCCCCGCCGAGGGGCACGACTGCAGCGGGCACATCGTCTGGTGGTGCGACCAGGTCGGAGTACGGCTGCCCCGCGGGAGGGCGACGGCGGACTCGATGTGGCGCGACCTCGAGGCTACGGACGACCCGCGCCCCGGGGATCTGGTGTTCTACGGGACGCCGGCGAAGGCCACCCACGTGATGATCGTCCTCGAGGAGACCACGCCAGGGATCTTCGCCGTCGCCGGCATGTCGGGAGGAGGGTCGGCGACGACGTCGATCCCCCAGGCGCGGGCCTCGGGGGCGTCCCACCGGAGGTTCGAGACCCACCACTACCGGAAGGGCCTCCTCGGCTTCCGGCGCCTCCCTCTCGAGGACGAGGCGGCCGCCTGATGCGCGTCACCGTTGAGCTCGTCGGCCACGTCTGGGCATCGCCCTGGACGCTCGCCGGCGTCCTCCTCGCCCAGCTCACCGGCTGTCGGAGGCGGCGCGCCGAGGGGATCCTCCTCTTCGACGGGGAGCGGTCTCGGGTCTGGGCCTGGTGGTCCCGGCGCTGGGGGATGGCAGCGATCACGATCGGCGTCCTCACGATCTGCGTGGGCGAACCATCGCCGGCGCTCCTCGGTCACGAGAGGCGTCACCAGCGCCAGGCAATGGTCCTCGGCCCGCTCTACGTCCCCGCCTACCTCGTCCTCTGCGCACTCGGGCTCCTCCCCGGGCGTCACTGGTACCGAGATCACCCGCTCGAGCGAGACGCTCGGGCTCACGCAGGAGACGCACCATGA